CGAATCATGGGCCACAAGTTTTGATGTTTAGATATATTTTCTAAACTTTCGAATCTACAGTCGTCATTCTCGTCGTAATTTTTGCGAAAAGGAACCTGATTTCCTTCCATTTTCACCTTTTCTTCTGTGAATCGCTTCACGATGTGTTTGTGCTCTATTGAAGTCATGGGCATGTCAAAGACATATACATGATAATGGTTTATAAAATCTACCCCGTCCTCAATGTCACGAGGTTCGGGTGTGTTTGTGATAAATTTAAAATAGGCATATGAGCCACGTTTTAAATTGATCATACCACGGGTTTCTTCTTCGAGTTCTCGAACCGCACATCGAAGTGGGTTATAAATTTCTCGACGGCGGCATCCGCCTGTTACGAAGGTCCATTCCTTGTAGCGCCTGTCATGGACTACAAGAAAGTGAGGTATGTCATTCACGTGAGATACTGGGATTGCTATCGCTTTGTGTCGTTCTCTGGTCATTGTCCTCTACTAATTCTTGTGGAGCAAAAAATTTCTCGAGACTTCCCGTACGTGGATTATAAGTTACCAAAAATACTATACAAATAATGAACGCCCACACGAGCCAATGCATTTTCTAATTTTAGAACAGAGTTTATCTGCGTTTAGTTGGCGTAGAGCAGCGAGCCGAGACCGTTCTGGATGCGGAACACGTTGTAGTTGACTGCGTACAGGTACTGCGTGGGGTAGTTGATGCTGGTGCTTGCCAGACCCTGGATGCCGTTGGGCAGGGTTGAAGGCACAACCAGGCGGAAATTGTCAAGGCGGGAGAAGTTGAGGGTGCCTGTGGGCTGGAGCTTGGAGGTGTCCAGGCAGTAAGAAATGATTGCCACGTTGGCAGTGGCGTTGTTGTGGATGTAGCCCCAAGGGGTGTTGTAGTACTGGGGAAGATCCACCCAGTGGTACATGTGGCGGGAGTCCCCGACATCCACGCCGTTCACCTGCGTCTTGAGCTGGTAGTTGGCAGCGGTCTCCGAGCCTGCACCGTTAGCGAAAATCTGGTTATAGTTCACACAGGGGAAGGCGATGAACTTGACTGGCTGAGCCAGTGCCAGCTCCTGGACGGGGTTGGTGCCCATGACGATGCGCTGCACCTGGGTGATCAGCAGATCCTGCTTCTCCTTGGCGAAAAAGTCACGCTCAGACTGATCCAGATACACGAAGTTGGACCATGCCTGGTACTGCACCTGGGAATAGGAAGTGTTGGTGTTTGAAGTACCTGTGAAGAAGGCGATGGTTGTGCCAGCCAGAACTGGTCCAGTTCGCTGGGAGGGGTAAGTCACGGTCACGTTGCTGTTTGCAATGTTGGATGTGCTTGACACGAACACTGGTCCAGCCCATGGCACACCTGCCACGTACTGACCAACTGCCAGGGAACCGGTGCCGTTGAAGCTTGAAATTTCGGTCAAAGTGATGTCCTTCGTGGTGGATAGTGCGGTACCGGCTGCAATTGCAACAGATAACTCAGCGGAAACCACTGGGGCATAGGCTCTCAGTGCGCCGCCGATAGATGTGCTGAAGATGGAAGTAGCGTTGATAATACCCGTGTTGGAACCGGCGATGATGATGTTTGAAAATGCAATATTAGAAGTGAGAGTGGGTGTTGTATTGGCAGAGAACCCCTGGATGACCACCACATTCGCCTGCAGGTTGGAAGTGGCTGATGTCAGAAGCATACCTGGGAACAGGGGACCAGTGGTCTGGGACACAACCAGGTTGGCTGTGTTGGAAAATGCCAAGGTTCCCTGGCTCACGCTGAAAACATTGATGGATCCGTTGGGGACAGACAGGACTGGGTAACTGGTAGGACCGATGGTGATGTTCTGGGTCAGGTAGGGAGACCAGGTGATGCGCAGCTCCACGTCGTGGAACTGGAGACCGATCAGGGGCAGAGCCACAGACCACTCCTTGCAGAAGAAGAACTTAAGGGGGAAGAAGGAGTTCTTCTGGTTGTTCAGAGTGGTGCTGGTCGAGTTCAGGTAACGCTCGGAATAGGTGCGAGCACCCACAATTGGCTCGATATCGGACATGTATTCAAAGTCATGGGTGTCCACAATCTGACCGCCGATGTAAAGCTCCACCTTGTCAATCACCTTGGACCAGTCCAGACCAACGATGCCTGCACCGTTGTTGTCACGGGCAGTCAGGTACACGTAGCTGAGCAGATCACCCTTCTTCTCGAAACGGATAGTGGAAATACCGTTGGCAATTGGTGCTCCCTGAATAACCTGGCGCTCCACAGAGCTTGAGTAATGAGTATAACGTTTGTAATTCGACCGGTAGAAAGATACCTCAGGCTTGCCTGTCAACCAAGCGTCCTGAGGTCCGACTGCTACGAGTTGAACGACACCTCCAGACATTTACTTTCTGTCTATATTTTTTTAATGGACTTCGCGACGGGATTTAACATTTCGCAGACACTTGAGGAGGAGGACGTGCCAATGAATAAGCCAATGGATTCTTTTCAAGCTGCTGAATAGCTATATCCAAAAAGCTCGAAGATGCACGTGGATTGGGGTTTGATTTTTGCTCGTTGAGTGGATCATCATATTGAGGTGGCTGAGTTCCACGACCCTGGTTTGAGCCAGTTGTACCCATGGATGGCACTGGGAGAATTTCAGCCTCTGGACGAAGCTGAGTTGCTGCGCCCACCTGGTTCACTGGATCGTTGCGAACGTTCATACGACCGCCGTTTCCTGCACGGTCTGGCTTGGAACGATCTCCACTTGTGCGAGTAAGTGTCTTGTCAGTATAAGAAGTTTTACCTCCGGCGTATGGCTGTTGCACGAAATAGCTTGGGGGACCCTCGGAAAGAGTGTCTGTGCGAAGCCCGGTCTCTTGACGCCGAGTCGTTTTACGGGTCTTGAGATTATCAGGGCGCCCTTCTGGGGCAACCATAGCACCCTGGGCGCCGCCACCTCCAAAAGCACCTGGTGCGCGGTACACCGTCTTTGACTGCGAAGCGTTGTGTGTAATCTCGCCCATCCCACCGGCACCACCACTTGGCACGACGGCGCTGGGTGGTCCTGGGCGACCCTCGATTGTTGTAAGTTTCTCCTCATTAATGTTGTTTGGAAGAGCGCGGAAGTAGTCGTGGAAACCACCAGCCGCTTTAACGTTAGGTCCAACACCCAGACCTGGTCCCACTGTATTGGGAGACTCAAGTGGGTTTACGTTGTTCATTTTGTTCGTGACGTACTGGCGGTTGTACATGTCATAAACGGGCTGACCAAATGGAAACCGACCATTCGTTTGGGTCATATCCTGAAGATTTGGAACAGCCTCCTTGGGCTGAAGACGCCAGTCTCCGACACGGCGACCGACGTCGGGGGTCGTGTTCATAAAGTCGGTATAATCCTTGGAATGATTACGGCTATTCCCCATCAAATCTATATCCCGGCGAGTAAGAGGTTTCGTGGTTGCAGGGAGAGGTTTACGACCTGACTCTGGGCTTTCACTGCGCCCATCTGCAAGTCGCTTTCCGGCAAACACAAGACCGACCACAGCTGCAATTGCCAGTGGGTCCATTATTATTAATAAGATATCTTTTTTAGCGACTAAAAGTTTTCGTTTTTTTGCTGTTATAACGCTCATCGAATCGCTCATTCTGGATGTCGGCAAAAGTGGTAATTGGATTCCACATCAACACGCGCAGAGGCAAGTTTACGTATGTGTTGGGGAAGTCGTATGGCTTCTCTGACCAACCCTTGGTCCAGGCGGAGGTGCCCCGCGCACGAAGCATGCTCTCGACATCGGTCTTGTCTGCCAGGACAACCTGGGCGGGACCGATCCAAATGCCCTTCTGAAGAATATTTTTGCTATTGTCCAAAGTTGGCATTTTATTAATACTTGCTTACATTTTTATCTATCTACCGTTTCCTGCGCGCATTTGAGGTCTTTCTGGGAAGGCAGAGTAGAACCGGTCTGGATCGCAAGCAGCGCCGCCCTGGTCGTGACACTTTGGTGCAAACGGTTTGCCGAATGCTCCATATGCGAAAGCTGTTTGGTCGTTGGGAATGGTACTTGAGGCTACAGTGTAGAAATTGCGCTCGGCATCACGCTGACGCTCAAATGGGTGAATCTGACTCCAGGCAGCCTGTACCTCTGTGCGCATGCTTGGGTACCATGCAGCGGCTGGTCGGTCGGGTGCATCTACATAATCGCTCAGAAGAACGTTGCCCATGGGATTGTCAAGTGTTGGGAGAGTCACAGAGCCGCGAAGAGGACCAGGAACGCGACCGTCGGCAGAGGATGGGCGCAATTTTCCATCAGAAATCATATTCATGGTCATGAGGTAGTACAGGATTGCAAGTGCGAGAATACAAAGGGCAAAAACACGTACATCACGGTTAATCAGGTAAATGAGGCAGGTGGCGTACAGGATGAAACGAGTCGTCGATGCGACGCGCTCGCGCGCCGTCTGGGAGGCGGTCGGCCAGAAATTTAAAAGCTCGCTAGTTTTGAAAATCTCCTTTGGATCCATGCTGTAATTTAGTAAGATTTGTTTTTAGTCCAGACGGGAACTGAAAGTTCCCTGTCCGTCGGAGCCTGGATCTGAGTCCAGGGAACTTTCAGTTCCGTCGACTCGTCTCTAGTCCAGTCCCATATAGTCCTTCTTAATCGCCTTGCGCTGGGGGGGCGCACCTGGAAGTCCTGGGAATCCCCCACCTGACATGAGCTTACTCATCATTCTCTGAGCTGCAGCCATGATGTTTGCCTCGTCGAGCTCACCACCAGACTCCTTGAGTCCCTTGGCGCAATTCTCCGCCTCTGACTCGATCAAATTCATAAACTGAGGTGGAATCATCTGGAGAGTCACTCCAAAACCGTACAGAGAACTCAGGTACTGCCAGATCGCCTGACGCGTCGCATCTGACACGTCATCCTTCTTCCAAATCTCGTGCATATTTAGGTTTGCGACAAACTCATTCTCTTCGCAAAAAAACTTGGAATCCTTCTCCATAATCTGCTGAGCCCATGGACTCAGCTTGTTCATCACCTTTTTGTACGTCTTCTCATCCTTTTGTTTCTTGAGCATCTTTGCAATTGCGGGCTCCTCGGGGAAGGTCTGAGCAAGCTCACCGAGAAACTGGGTGTACATTTCATTAAATGCTGAGTACGACGCCATTAATACTTAAAAGACGTATTATTTTTAAGTATACACTGATCATAATTACTGAAAATTGGTTTTTTAATACGGTTCCTTTGTTACCTGTCCGTTAGAACCCTGTCCCTGGCTCACGATGAAAAACACCAAAAGACCTACGAGAAAAGCCGGCTTGAAATATTCAGAATTCTTAATTTTCGCATCTCCATTCATCTTGGAACGAATGAAAATATAACCCATCGTAATTGCTGCTGCTATGATTGCGGCAGTTGAAGGTTCCTGGAAATACTGTTCCATTTTACTAATAGACTTAAATATTAGATTTGAGGGATTTTCTTCACATCCACATCATCTGGGGCATCGTCAAAGAGATTCTGTTCCTGGGTAGGAACTGGGGTACCGCCTGGAACGGAAGGAGGTGTCAATGAGTTATTGACCGTAACTGTCTCACTCCCCCCTGGAGTTTGACCAAATTGCATGTTGTTCATTGGAAGACCCTCGACGGGGTCGACTGGTTCCTCGTTAAGTGGCGCGTCAAGTTCCTCCTGCTCCTCTTCTTCCTCGTCAAAGTTCATACCCTCGTCGCCTGTTGGCATACTCAGATACGTGTCCAAAATTTCAGACATTGGCACAAGCTGCTCGATGATTTCACATATGTGGTGGACGAAACGCTTGTGAAGCTCCTTCTTTCTGTGCTCATCCGAGTGGTTCTTGTTGACGATGATATCAGGATCCTCGTAAATATCCTTGGCACACGCCTCGTAGACTCGCTGAACAAACACGTCATTTGCTGGGAGCTTGATTGAAATCTTCTTTGACTTTTTATCAGTGCGAATTGCACTCAAAATCTTGACGTGAATTACAAAGACGGCGGCGAGTAGCTTGGGAAACATGGGGTTGCCCTTGATGATAGACTCTGTATTTCGGTTTGAAATTGAAGAATTCCAAGTCTTGACATCACGGAGGAGTTGCTGGAAAACTTGTACGGTGTTTTTACCTTTTGACTCCTTCTGAGCTTCCAGCCAAATTTCCCAAAATGCTTCAATCATGGATGGGGTCATAGAATCACATAGTTTTTTGGTAAAACGACGCTCGGATTCACTGATAAGGTCCATAGTTATTAGATGTAAAGGACTTATTTTCAGCTTAAAAACAGCACCCGTGATTTGTTCAATGGGCTGGGGCGTTTGCTTCGGTCTCGACCAGAACGGTTACGTGTACTGTGCCGACGGGTGCAATTGGCGCTCACACGCAGGGGATTATGCCGATTACCCAGAGTGGCCTTCGGCGCGTCAGGCTGTCCTCGAGTACTTTCAAGGTGATGCGATCCGAGAGCTCGACATGGTCCGAGACGAATGCCCAGGAACTGCTGCGGGGCTGAAGGAGGCGTGCGAGGAGCACATGGTCGATGCCCTGCGTCAATACAGACGTCTGATCGACATGAAAAAGATTCGCCTGCACGAGGCGAAGATGACTGAGCTCGAGGGATATCTTGAGCACAACAAGATTGCGCTCGAGCGGAGCCTTGACGACTACAAGTTGGCAAAGGAGGCGTGGAAAAATTATCAGAAGAGCCCGCCCAAGGCGAAGGCGTCCAAGACGCGAGCTGACGAACTTCGGCAGTTTATGGCTCCGTACCGCATCGAGCTCGAGATGGAGGAGGCGGCGGAGGAGTGCGATCGGCTCAAGACGGCGAAGATTAGGGGGACGCGAATGCTCAACCGCGAGAAGAAGTTTTCACTTCTTTCGTAATTTACTCGCCATCTTCTGCAAATTCACGAGGCTGGGGAGTTCCACCTCCTCCACCTCCTCTGGAAGCATCTGGTGTATGGGAGGTTTCTTCCACCACACCTTTATGTCCAGGGGACCTATGAGATTTATAATGTACCCCAGACGATGAAGCTGTCGACACATGTACCGTACAGTCGTGGGGAGATCGTGTCTTGGAAAACCAATCAAAAATACAGGAACTGTCAGGACACACTCCTTCTGACCGAGCTGTACTGAAGTTTTAATTTTCCTACAAAATTGCTCGAGAAGAGCTTTATAAAACTCCTTTCGGGCACTTTTACGAGAATTCTCCATTTTCGCAATGTCTTGGGCAGACACTGACATCTAATTTTAGTTTAGAATTAGGAACGAGTCCCCAGGCGCATGTCAGTCACCACAGGCGTCTCTGGGCGAGTTGCCAAAAGTGCCTTCAGTTGAGCGGCGGAACTGTTATCGATATCTTTATAGGGTTTGTACTTGTCAGGCTGGTATCCAGTACTCAAGTCTTCTTTTGCAGACTCTGACATGTTTATGATTTCAACATTTCCATCTTCACCGATCTTTGATACGACATCGTACTGGGATCCAAGGAACTTGCGGGTATTGTAAAACATGAATCGGCTCGCATAAGAACCGTCAGCCTGGAGATTAACGAAAAGTGTCTCGAGGGGGTGCTCATCTGGTTTGGTCTGTTGGACCTTTTCGATGATTGCCTGAATCACATCAGGTGAGATGGGAGAATTTCCGTCAGCTGCCATTGGGGCAACGTACCCAGACAGATTGACACGGCTGTTCCATACCAGGAAGACCACAATAATCACAAGCAGTAGGATCATAATGTCTTTCATTATTAATAGACTGCGAAATTCTTCTGTTCAAAAAAAGTCAACTAATTCAAATGGCCTTGCTGGTCTATTCCGACAAGTGTAAATTTTCGAGTCAAATTATAGAATATATTAAGACTCAGCCTTCTCTGAATGAGATTATTCGGTACCATAATATAACAACCCTCGGTGTTCCATCGAAGAAGATTACTATGGTACCCACTATCGTGACCAACGAGGGGGTCATGAAAGTCGGTGGCGACATCAAGCCCTGGCTCGAGTCTATGATTCCGTTCGAGTTTGAATCATGGTATCCTAATTCAATCTCCTGTACAAATATAGACGGCACTGAAACGCCATCCCTTTTTGAATTTGATAAATTTGGGCAGCAGCTTCAACCAGAGATTACCCCTGAACTGGAAGCTAAAATTTCCACAGATATAGCAGATGCTATGCAAAAAATCAGAAGTTCAGCCACTTAGAGGAAAAAAACGCACACTTACTAATGCATCTAAAGACTATCCAAGCTTCGGCTCTCAAGTCAGTTTTTGAAGTGCTGAAGGATATCATCAATGATGTGAATGTGTATTTTACAGAAAAGGGTGTTCACGTTTTGACTCTTGACACTGCCCGAGTTACCCTTGTGCATATGGTCTTAGGGGCTGAGAATTTTGAGGAGTATGAATGTACTGGTGATATCATCGCAGGTTTGAACATGGCAAATGTTTATAAACTTCTCAAGGCTATCACGAGTCAGGACACATTGACCATGTCAATTACTGGTCGAGACTATATGGATATCACCATAGAAAACATAGCCAAGAAATCATTTACTAATTTTAAACTAAAATTGCTTGACATTAACGAGGACATACTGGATCTCCCGGATATTCATATGAACTTGGTGACAACCATGCCATCGATTGACTTTCAGAGATATACCCGGGATATGGGTAATCTTTCAAATGAAATTAAAATTTTCCGTCACGGACACAATCTGGAGTTGAGTTGTGTAGGAGATTTTGCAAATCAAAAAACTGATATCGAGTGCGCGGACAAGGGTCCTGACGAGCGAGTCGGTGGTTGCTTCAGTCTCAAGTACATCAACCTTTTTACAAAGGCGACAAACATGTGTTCCAGTATTCAAATTATGCAGGACTCAACGAACGATAATATGCCAATCGTTTTCAGGTATACAATAGCAAATCTCGGTGATTTGAAATTTTATTTGGCTCCAAAAATTGATTAGTTAAGAATTATTATAGTTTTTGATTTAATGGAAGCAAGGTACGATGAAAGGATACGAAATTGTAAAACCCAAGATGAGTTGGCAGAGTATTTACTCATGTGCGTTCCCGTTATCCGTGAATACACAGAGTCGAGCGTTATATCATTCACTACCAGGACTGTCGCAAACATGCAGATTGCGTCGAGAAAAGGTATACAAAGAAATGATATTTACAAGAAATATTTAAAGGAGGTTGAGGATCAAGATCAATGTCATGCGAAAAAGTGCGAGATAGACGTGGACCCGTGTAAAAACTGCGGAAAGACGTTTACAAAGATGCACGATGAACAACTAAGCGACATGATATGTACAGAGTGTGGATACACGGAATACTATCTATCAGAAGAGCTTGGGTTCAAGGAGGAACAGGAGATTGAGAAGAATGTCGTGTATTCCTACAAACGTGAGAATCATTTTAACGAATGGATTTCACAGTTTCAGGCGAAGGAATCTACGAGTGTTCCCGAGGATGTCATAGGGCAACTCAGGACTGAATTTAGGAAGATGAAGATTAAGAATTTAGATGAGATTACTCACGAAAAGGTGCGAGTCTTGTTGAAGAAGATTGACAAGAACAAGTACTATGAACACGCACCCTATATTGCAACAATCCTAGGCGGTATCACTCCTCCAACGATGGACCAACCACTTGAAGACAAGCTCCGTCTCATGTTTCACAAGATTCAAGCACCGTTCGAGAAGCATAAACCTGCGGCACGTAAAAACTTTTTGAGTTATTCATATGTTCTTTATAAAATGTGTGAATTGCTCGAGGAAGACAAATATCTTCCATGTTTCCCCTTGCTCAAGTCAAAGGAGAAACTGTATATTCAGGATCAGATATGGAAGAAAATATGCGATGAACTCGAGTGGGAGTTTATTAAGACAATTTAATTTAATTTTGGATCAAAATTGATTCAATTTCGGGAGTGCGCGCCAGCCCCAAGGGGAAGTTGATGAGTATCCCTTTTTGGATACCCAGGAGTTTCATGTAATTTTGAATTTGAGTTCGAAATTGATCAGTAAGGCGTGAGACTGACTTGAGTTCTATGACAGTGTCACCCACTATGAGGTCAGCCCTGACGTGACCCACATTTTGACCCTCATAAGATACGGGAATGATTCTTTCCGTCTCGTATGAAATGCCGCGCTTTCTCAGAGCCACCTCAAAGGCTGAGTGATACACAGACTCGCTGTACCCTGGACCAAGGGAAGACCATATGTCCTGGGCTGCAGAAAACACGATACGTCGTTGCTCCACAGATTCCATTAATAAATATAAAAATAATCTTTCTAAGTATTAAGGATGTCGGCAAGTCTCGGGAGGGCTTTACGATCGGTAACCAGAAGAACTGGATCAGCATCCGTACCTCGAACCTCTCTTAATAATGCCGAACGCGAAAAAATCAATGCAATCTTGTTGGCTATGATTCCAGAAAATGTGAAGAGGTATGGTATTGCAAATAGCCGTGGAGGTACTATTGGAAAGCGTAAAATTGTTAGATCTCGTCTTTCAAATATTTCCAATGAAGAAAAGAAACGTATATTGAATACTTACTATACACTTTCGCCTCTTAGACCTTCTAAAATTGCTCGAGCAGTCACCTATACTTTGAATAAGTTTAAAGTTTCTGCAGCTGCACCCGGACAAATGCTGAATGTGAAGCAGTTGGCTCAAATATTTTTGACAGAAGAACAAAAACCCGCCATCAAGAGACTTCTCGTTCAATCCGGGTACAGTAAGAATGAAGGAGAGGCAATAGCAAATGCAGCAAATAAAGTAATTTCAAATAAAGCTGGTAATAATAGACGTCAAGCTGCGACAAAACTTTCACATGTAGTTTTTGATTATTTGATGTTGCCCGGAAATTCAACTGCTCGAGGTGAAAATATTAAGGGGGGACTTTGGAATTTTGCAGTAGAAAAACTTGGAAATGAGAGATGGTTTAAAGTAGGTGTTAAATTTGCAAATGTGGCAAAGATGCATCCACGCAAGACAAAAGCAGGGGCGGCGTTGGCTGTGGCATATATAGGTCACGCAGTTGGAACAAAAGCCGTCGGGAATACGGTGCGTGTTGTCAAGGGTACAGCGCGCGCAACGAAACATGTTGTAACTCAACATCCACGAAAGATTGGTGCCGCAGTTGTACTTCTTATAGCACAAAAATTATGGAGTAAATTTAGAGGTCAACGCCGAAACAAAACCCCAAGCCCTGCACGTCCCAAGACCCCAAGCCCTACACGTCCCAAGACCCCAAGCCCTACACGTCCCAAGACCCCAAGCCCGAGCCCCCGGAGACTTTCACCTGTTCAATCATACTCATCTAATTCAAACTCTGGAAATTTGTTCCTTGCTCGCGCTCATTAGAGCATCAGCCTCAAAGTCGTAGCTCCGTAATTCACGAGCTTAGCAGGGGTCGAACGCTCGAGACCACGTACCCGCAGTTCCTCCCGGACAATACCAGCTACATTTTCAGCCGCGAAATAATTCAAGCTCGAAACGAGCCATGCAATCATGGTGATGATACCAGTCCTGACCATCTCTGCATTCGCCGAAGTTCTTCCAGATATACGTCCGAAACGAGAGTTGTTATATTTATGAATTTTGTTTATAAAATTAGAAGTGCGTGCCCCTCCTCGATAACTCACAGTGAATGCTACAGTTCCAACTGCCAGGTTTGCAACATTGGGACGCAAGGTGCCCGTCTGAAACTTACGGTGAAGAACAGCTACGATAGAGGAGGCTCCCGCCTCTATGACATCCTCATATCCTGCAAAGGATGACTGGACTATATTTTTGAATTTTAAAAAGGAATTAAGGGTCATCCGGCGCACCTTGAGTGCATCCCCGGCAGACATTCCCATGACATAGTTATTAAGATACAACAAAACCACAAGCGTGATAATCAGAGCAACAATACGGCGGACCTGCCCCTCACGAAGGCGAGGGCGCCCGTTGTTGTTCCGGTTGGGAGACCGGTTGGGGGACCGGTTCGGGGACCTATTCGGAGACCTCCGAGTGAGAGGTAGGGTGTTCATATACTATATACTTTGAAAAATTTTGGGACAGACCAATCATAAACATTTTCAGTTTATTCTCATTTGATGCATTAAAATCATATATGTCATCATCGGGAATATCTATGTCATGGGTTGGGACTGCATAGACGTGCCGCATTTTCATAGTAGAAAAT